CATGCATCCCTTCCATATAAATTGCGATTGCATTTCCATTAATGAAATCATAATCAAGCATTCCTTCAACGGAATCTTTAATTGAATTTGTTGGCAAGTAATCATCTTCGCAAAGGTATTTGATAAATTCCCCGCTTGAAGCTTTGATGCCTTGATTTAAATTGTAACTAACTGAAGCATCATGATTGGATTCAATTATCTCGATTGCCCCTGGATAAGATTGCCGGTGTATCGATGCAATTGCTTTATTAAGATATCCGCGATTAGTTCGGTATGGAATAATAATTGAAACGAGCGGATAAGTCATTTAAGAAGTTTTAAGAGATGTTTGCCCGCAGCTTCCATATTATGCTTGCCGATGAATCCTTCATGCGTTGATTCGCGAATTAATTGAAAATTGTCTTTTGTTACAACGTTGAGAATGTTATGGAATTTTTCTTCATTGTTTGCAAGGATAAAATTATGATTGCCATAAACATCTTCGTACGCTGCAGGATTTAAGTTGTTCGTAATTACTAAACATCCAAGTGCCGTTGCTTCGAATGCTGTAACGCCGAAACAACCGTATAACTTTCCATTCAATAACGGTTGGAATAGTTCAATGTAAATATCGCATTTTGCAATCCTTTGAAGATTGTTAAAGTGCGGATATCTTGTTTCATCGATATGGAAATTGAATTTATCTTTGAACGGCTTTATCATCTCTTTTATCTTATCTGTTCCCTTAACAATCGGATTGCTTGGGAAATGGCCAATTGTAATTGTGCCATCATAACGCTTTGGCTTCTTTTCAATAAAAGAAAAGTGCGGGGCAATGTATGTGAAATCTTTGTTGTGGAGTAAAAATTCACATTGATCTGTAAATATCCTTTGCCCCCGGAACAAGCTATCATAAAACTCTTTATTGTTTCGGTACCTGGTGCCGGTATGGTAAATGATTAACTTCGGATGATTGCGAACCACTTCAAAGATTCTCGGATCGGAATGGAATACCTGAACAACATCATATTCCATGTAATGCCTTGCAATATCATTTATTGTTACTTGTTCGCTTTGTGTTTGATAATTGAATACATGCCGTTGAAAAGTCCAATCAACGCAATCCACTCCAACCGCCCGAAGAGAATTTGCATTCTCATGGCTCATGTTGGCAAAATCCATTGATGCTAAATTTAGAACGTGCATAACTTATAAATCATTACCCAAAAAATAACTCCAAAGATTAGCATTGCCAACCAAACTAAAAATGTTCTCATGATTTCAATAGATTAATTAAATGAATTTTAGTTGCATTCTTTCCGCTGTTTAATCCTTTTGCTTTAACCATTTTTTTAAGTTCTTGGATTGAAGCTGCTTCCGGATTGAATACATCCACTTTGATTCCGGTAAAATGAACAAGCTTGGGATTAACTCGCAGCATCTCGGAGTTCATCCGATCCATTGCAATTCGAACACAAGTTCCGCAAGCGGTGTTCAACCCTCCGAATCCATTATCGGAATACCAAACCGCAAGCTCTCTCTTTAATGGTTCATCCAAATGGCATGATCTCATCCTTGAGAATTGATCAAGTTGATATTTTAGTTCATCGCTTACTTTCATAAATCAAGATTAATTCGGATAATAAATAAGAAACAAACGCCAGGGGAATCAATTTCCAATCAATGAATAAATAAATACTTGTTGCAATCCAAAAGGATAAGCAAGGTAAACAATTGAACGGCTTAATATTCGGAAGGTTCCAAGTCTGGAGCGCCCTCGCCATCGCCGTTGCGATAATTATATAAATCATATTTAAATTTTTTAATTGTTTTGTGAATAGTATCCAAGCCAAGCCCGGTATTTTTTTTAATCTCTCGATAAGTCATTCCATATAAATGCATCTTTGTTATTTCTTTTATGAATAGTTCTTGATCATCTTTGGGCATCTTATTTAAAAAATTGTGAATAAGTTCTTGATATTCATTCGGATCTTGTTCATCATCTTCATTGGCAACATCGAAGAGTTCATTTGCCGGGAATCTAAATTGTCGGTTAAATTCCGATCCTGGCCAATTGTATTGGTTCCAACAGAACCGGGCGAACATCTTCGGTAAAACATTCGCCTCAAGTTCATAATTATGCAATAAAAGATAAACATGGGAAACAAGATCGCGATGCAAAGGATCATCCGAGGTAATCTTTTTTGCGATTTCATAAGCATCTTTTTCCCAAAACATGGGCTAAAATAATCAAATTTCCTTTCAATCAACAAAATCTTTTGAAAAATAATCAAACCATTGAACAAAAAAATGTTGGCCAACTGGCTTCGAATTGATAAATCTGTTCATCATTGGATAAGAAACATTCATATCTTCGGCAAGGTGTTTAATTTTATAGCGCTTGTTTATTGTGTTTTTAATATGCAAGCGCATAAAATCAGTTATGTTTTGATTTTCAGAAAGGTAAATCATCATCCGCTTGTTCATCCGCTTGAATTTTAGTTTCTACTTTTGCACGCTCCAGGATATCGCAATCGAATCCTTGCAACCTGGTAAAGAATTTTCCGTTCCATTCACGCCCGCGGATATCAAAAGATATCTCAACGGTATCATTTACGGAAACAGTTTCAATGAATGATGTTTTATCATTAATAAATTCAAATTGAATAACTTCCGGATACTTGTCGTTTGTTTCAATGTTAATTTCTTGTTTTGCAAACTTTTCTGTAATTTGCACTTTTTCGCCAATTTTCTTGACAACTCCAATCATTTTGTAATTCATATATTTATTTTTTGTTTGTTACTTGTTTATAAGTTTCGTTGTAGTATTGTTCTGCTGATATACCCCAAGCTAATAATTCAACTTCACTGGTCATTAATGCATCAATTATCTGTTGCTTCTCCATTTCTTTGGCTTGTTCGATTACATATCCAAAATCAAATCCATAACCTTGTAATTTTTCCTGAATATATTCTACTGCTGTTTGTGTCATCTTATTTATCATTTAATTCAGCAATACACATCGCATAAAACATCGAAGCATGTACTAACTTCTCATTCATAAATTCTTCTTTCTCAAGATTGCGTTCATATTTAAGAACCGTTATTCTTTTGGCCGGTTCGATATGATCAACCTGGTGTATTGATTTATTATCCCAATCGGAAAGCAAATCATCGCCGGTTGATATCATGCAATAAACAAGCTCGAATAATGGCTTATCATATAACAGCATATATGCAACGCCTTGCCATTCATATTTTGAGTTATGCGCTTCGGAACCAAATGCCGGAAATGTTTCCAAACTCCAGGATGTTTTGCAATCAATGATTGAATCTTCGGTTATTATATCGCATTCCCCGGATAAATATTCAGTTTCAACGCGAAGATTATTTTTCTTGTAATCGGTAAATCTAACGGCATTTAACAAAGCAATTGATTCAAGTTCTTGATCAATGCCTTTCATAACTGGCTTGGTTCTTATTTCCGATTTATAACCATAAAAGTTTTGCTTTGCAATTTCCCGGATGTAAGTTTTTGCCCCTTCCGATAATGCTTCGGTTTTATTTCTTGGCGATGCCATTAAATTTCCGATTGAACTTGGATGCCATTTCATAACGTTATGGCTTTAAGTTGTAAATCCGTTAAAGAATAAGTTGCATGTAATTGTTCAATTGTGAATTTTTTATCCGCAATTGCTTGCAATGCTTTTTGAAATCTGTCATTGTCAATTGATGGCTTTGCTTTTGGAGCTGCGCTTGCGGTGTTGCCATCATCATCAACGGCTTGCAAAGATAAAAGCGATTGTAATGTTCCCCTGCGGAAATAAGTAACCGCGGAAAGTATCTTTTGGGGATCTGTAATCAACGGCAATCTCATAAAAGATTCAATCATTTCCCCGGAATCAATATCAATAATTTGAGTTGTTACAACATCATCTTTAATTGGTTGTAATAATACAAGGCCATTTTCCCAAAGTAATGGTTCAACTGTTTCAAGCAATGCATTGATATCAGCATAACTCTTTTTAAAGTGGGGATTGGTTGCGTTCTTTTGAACTTTACCGATTAATTGTTTCGCGGCATGTAACTTCGCGTAAATTCCTTTTGAAGCGGTTGGCTCCGGTGTTTGTGTTGTTGGTTTCATCTTGTTGTTTTTAGTTGTTTATTTTGTAAAGTTAATCATTTATTTTAAATATGCAAGTAAATTGTTGTAAAAAAGTATAAAAGAATCAAAATCTTTTGCGATATAATAAATACCGCCCGCACTTTCAACTGATTCTTGATATTGTTTTTGAACTTCGGATTGTTTATCCTTGCCAAATTTTACTTCAATCTTTACGGAACGGCCTTGAATGGTTGCGGAAATATCCGCGGATCCCTTGGTTCCGGTGCTTGGTGTAAACATCCCCTTCAATTGGCGGGTATTTTCTCCAACTTTAATCTTTTTACCTTCGCGATAAATTCCCATCGTATTAATCCGTTCCGCTTGACAATTAGAATAATTCAAAAATTTAATAATACATTTGGTTAATGCATTTGTTGAATTATCATTGTAATCTTCGGCAACAATATACGGGCAATTTGGATATTT